TAAAAATATATAGTAATAGAAGTAATGCGTCACAAGGCACAAGCGTCACACTTGCACAATTATTTTCGATATATCGTTGCATTTACTGTGACGCATAAAAAATATCACGAAAGAATGTGATTTTATTGAATGATGTAAACCCCAAGGAATATCTGTTAAAATTGCAGCGCCTGAACACCAACATCAATCAGAAGATTGCTGAACTTGATAGCCTGCGCCTGATGTGTACAAGCATCAAATCACCGTCTTTTGATTCTGATAAGGTGCAGACAGGCGGTTCAGGTGATGCCCCCTTTGTCAGGCAGATTGAAAAGATTATGATGCTGCAATCTGAAATCAATGCAGAGATTGACCGCTTTGTTGACGAGAAGCACACCATCATCAATCAGATTCAGCAGCTATCTGACAGCAGATACATTGAAATCCTGCACAAGCGCTATGTTGAGTTCAAACGGCTTGAGGTTGTGGCCGTTGAAATGAACTATTCCTATCAGTACACCATTGAACTGCACGGCCACGCCCTGAAGGCTTTCAAAAACATCCTATTGAAAACCTATATGGAACAGATGTAAAATGGTATGGTAGAAATCATGCACAGAGGATAAAACCCCTGTGCATTTTTTATTTGCTGAAAGGAAGTGTGGCAGGATGACCGATAAACAGAAAAAGTTCGTGGATGAATACCTGATTGATTTGAACGCCACACAGGCGGCAATTCGGGCAGGATATTCCCCTAAGACGGCCAATGAACAGGGTGCAAGGCTGTTGACAAATGTTAGTGTTCAACACTACCTTGAACAGAAACAAGCTGTCATTGCCCGGCGCACCGGAATCAGCCAAGACCGCGTTGTTCGTGAACTTGCAAAGATTGCCTTTGTCAATATTAACAATATCTGCACATCCAATGGCCGCATCAGAGAGGATGCCACGGATGATGACCTGTCCTGTATCGAATCCATTAAGGTCAAACAGTCCGAATCAGATACCGGCAGTTCTGAAGAACGAGAAGTCAAGCTGTGTTCCAAATTGAAGGCGCTTGAACTGCTGGGTAAACATCTTGGTATGTGGAATGACAAGGTTGACTTGAACCTAAATGTTCCTGTTGTTTTCCAAGGAGAAGATGATTTGGAATGACAGATTCCGTCAATGTCTACCTTCCCGCCATTGTGGGCAAGGGATATGCTGAATTTTGGAAGTTCAAAGGCAGATACCGTGCTGTAAAGGGTTCCCGCGCATCAAAGAAATCCAAAACAACCGCATTGTGGTACATTTACAACATGATGAAGTATCCTGACGCGAACACGCTGGTTGTTCGCAAGACCTTCAGAACACTGAAGGATTCCTGCTTCACAGACCTGATGTGGGCGGCAAAACGCTTGAATGTATCACGATATTGGAAGTTCACAGAATCGCCCCTTGAAGCCGAATACATACCTACAGGGCAGAAGATTTACTTCCGTGGGCTGGATGACCCCTTAAAAATCACATCAATTACAGTGGCCGTGGGCTGTCTGTGCTGGATGTGGCTTGAAGAAGCCTATGAAATCACCAAAGAATCAGACTTTGACACGCTGGATGAAACCATTCGTGGTGAAGTTCCTGAAGGGCTGTTCAAACAGGTAACAATCACATTCAACCCATGGAATGAAAAGATTTGGCTGAAGAAGCGATTCTTTGATAATCCTGATTCTGATGTGCTGGCGATAACAACCAACTACACCTGTAATGAATGGCTGGATGCCGCTGATAAGCGCCTGTTTGACCGCATGAAGGTGAACAACCCACGCCGTTACAAGGTTGCCGGTCTTGGTGAATGGGGCATTTCTGAAGGTCTGGTATATGAGAACTGGACAGAACAGGAATTCACCCTTGCTGATGTGCAGCAGCGTTATCATCTGGAAAGCGGTTTTGGCCTTGACTTTGGTTATACCAATGACCCAACTGCACTGTGGGTGGGCTTCATTGACCGTGATGCCCGCAAAATCTTTGTTTGGGATGAACTGTACAAGAAAGGTCTGACCAACAGAGCCATTGCGGATGAAGTTCAGCGCATGGGATACCTGAAGGAAAGAATCACCGGTGATTCAGCCGAACCAAAAAGCATTGATGAACTGAAGGGCTTTGGACTGCGCATCACCGGTGCGGCCAAGGGCAAAGACAGCATCAACAGCGGTATCCAGTTCATTCAGGATTTTGAAATAATCATTCATCCGCGCTGTGTGAATTTTCTGACAGAAATCAGTAATTACACATGGGATAAAGATAAATTTGGCAATGCCTTGAATCGCCCCATTGATGACTTCAACCATCTGATGGACGCGATGCGGTACGGCCTTGAAAAATACATCAACAAAGGTGGAAGGTGGGTCTTCTGATATGGAAATTGAAATCAAGGTAAATGATTTGAAGTTTAAGGTCTTCACAGCAGACCCGGAAACGCCTGAATTAACGCTTGATTCCCCGGATGGGAAAACACACTGCTTTGGGGTGATGAACCCCATGCAGCAGACAATTTGCCTGTGTAAGCGTGGTCAGAAAGAAGCCTTCCGCAAAACGGCAGCGCACGAACTGACACACGCTTTTATTTTTGCCTTTGGCGCACACATTCCGATGGATTACGCTGAAGCAGAAGAATTCATCTGTGACTTCATCGGAGTTCATGGACAGACCATCAACACGCTTGCCGCGTGTATCACCGAAAGGCTGTGGGAAAATGCTGAAAATTGAAGAAATCACACAGCTTATGGAAGCAGACGCATCCAGCGAAAAGAAGCTGTTTGCCCGGAAGGGCTTGAAATACTATGAGGGTGAACACGACATCTTGAACACCCGCTTGTATTACTATGATTCTGATGGGCAGATTCAGGAAGACCATTTCAGAAGCAACATCAAAATCAGTCATCCGTTCTTCACAGAATTGGTTGACCAAGAAGCGCAGTATATGCTTTCGGGGGATGAATCCCTGATTTGTTCTGACATTCCTGAACTTCAGACCCGCCTTGATGAATACTTTGGGGATGACTTCAAGTCTGAACTGCTTGAACTGCTGACCGGCACGGTTGCCAAGGGCTTTGAATACATGAACGCCTATACCAACGCGGAAGGTCGCACGGCCTTCAAATGTGCTGATTCTATTGGCGTGATTGAGGTCAGAGCCAAAGACACAGATGATGGCTGTGAATATGTCATCTTCTGGTATATTGACCGCATCGACAAAGGTCACAAGACCATCAAACGGATTCAGGTTTGGGATAAGGAAAACATTTATTTCTATGTTCAGGTTCAGGACGGCAAGATTGAACTTGATACATCCGTTGAACTGAATCCGCGCCCCCACACCATTTACATTGACCCCCACGGCAAGAAATATGGTAAAGGCCTTGGCTATATTCCGTTTTGGAGATTGGACAACAATCTGAAGCAGTTCAGCGGTCTGAAGACAATCAAAAGTCTGATTGATGACTATGACCTGATGGCCTGTTCACTGTCCAACAATCTTCAGGACTTCACTGATGCCCTGTATGTGGTTTCTGGTTTCCAAGGTGACAATCTGGATGAAATGATTCAGAACATCAAGGCCAAGAAACACATTGGTGTTGGTGATGGTGGCGGTGTAGACATCAAGACCATTGACATCCCATATCAGGCACGACAGGCCAAGCTTGACCTTGATGAAAAGAACATTTACCGGTTTGGTATGGGCTTCAATTCTGCACAGTTGGGGGATGGCAACATCACCAACATTGTCATCAAGTCACGCTATGCCTTACTTGACCTGAAGTGTAACAAGCTGGAAATCCGTCTGAAGCAGTTCCTGCGCAAGCTGGTTGGTGTGGTGCTGGATGAAATCAACAGCACCGATGACACCGATTATCAGCAGAAAGATGTTTATTTCAACTTTGTGCGTGAGGTCATGACCAATGCACAGGATAACGCGCAAATTGCCCTGACTGATGCGCAGCGTCAGCAAGTACAAATCACCACCCTTCAAAATCTGATGGGTACACTGGATGATGAAACTATCATCAAAAACATCTGTGAAGTGATGGACATTGACTTTGAAGAAATCAAGGGTAAACTTCCTAAGCCTGATGACGGTGATGGGGTGGATGATGCGCAAGCCGCCCTGAATGGAGTGAAGACCAATGAACAGCAGACAGAAGGAAGTTCTTCAGGCGCAGCTTGACGATGAAAAGACAGTCATCCGCAAGCTGAAAGTGGCTTATGGCCGCGCAATGGCTGAAACTGAAGCAAAGATTCAGACTTTCACCGCTGATATTCAGTTGAAGAAGGAAGCCCTTCAGAGCGTCACAGACGCTTCACAAAGGGCGCTTCTTGAATCTGAAATACAATCCAAGGTATATCAAAAACAGTATCAGGAAGCCTTAAAAGGGCAGATTTCAGCTATATTTGACAACCTTCAGTCAAAACAGTATGATACAATCAAAGAATACCTTGATGACAGCTATACAAAGGGCTTCACCGGCACGATGTATGACCTTCATGGGCAGGGAATACCGCTGATTCTTCCCATTGACCAAACGCAAGTTGTAGATGCTTTGACCATGAAAACAAAGCTGTCAAAGCCCCTGTATCAGCGTTTGGGCGTGGACATCGACAGTCTGAAGAAGATTGTCAACAGCGAGATTTCACGCGGCATAGCAACTGGCCGCACATGGGCAGAGATTGCCCAAATCATTGACCGGCGCAAAAACATCAATCTGTATCGTGCTTCCCGCATCGCACGAACTGAAGGGCATAGGGTGCAGCAGTCTGCCGCATTTGATGCCATGAAGAAAGCCAAGGGCAAGGGCGCTGATTTGGTCAAACAGTGGGATGCCACGCTTGATGACAGAACCCGCCCTGACCATGCCTTACTTGATGGGCAGATTCGGGAAGTGGATGAACCCTTTGAAGTATCAGGCTATCAAGCTATGATGCCCGGTCAGTTCGGCATTGCGAGTGAAGATATTCATTGCCGGTGCGTTGCCTTGCAGCGTGCGCGGTGGGCGCTGGATGATGAAGAACTTCAAACCCTGAAAGACCGCGCCGCATACTTTGGATTGGATAAATCCAAGGATTTTGACGATTTCAGGGCAAAATATCTGAAAGCCGCAGAAACTGAAAAAGCGCTTCAAGAAACCAAAAACGCTTTAGACGCTTGTAAAACCGTCAAAGATGTTGAAGATTTAATAAAATCTAAACGCTGGTTTCAATCTACCACCATACGCGGTACAGTTTATGACACCAACGATGGTGTGAAATTGCCCGGTAATGATGTGAACATTGCCAAGGGTATTTATAATGCGCTGGACAATCTGTATACAAAATATCCACAACTAATCGGGAAACTAAATTCCATTACATCAAAGCCGCTTGACCCCGGTACTTATGCACAATGCCATGTCGGCCTTGGTGCTGGCGGTGTCGATATAAATACCAATCTATTCGCATCACTGGACAAAGTTGCACGGTCTTATGAGCGTGACCTTCAAGCCAATTTCCACCCGGCAAATACCGATTGGAAGTCTATCATTACACATGAATTTGGTCATGCTGTAGATGATTACCTGACCAACAATTTACACCTGTTTGATACGCAACAGACATGGAAACACAAATATGCGTCTGCTGCAATGCGGCCAAAGGTTATGAGGGCTTGCGGGTTGAAAGTGTCTGATGTTGCAACAGCAGTCAGCGGATATGCGTCAAAGAATCATTTTGAATGGTTTGCTGAATGTTTCGCTGAATACCTTGATTCGGAAAATCCGCGTCAAGTTGCAGCGGAGTTTGGAAAACAACTAGAAGAAATTATGAAGGGGGTCACATGATGATTTTATCTTCTATTGAAATGCCGTCTTTTTTCACAAGTCCTTATTTTGTGCCTGAACCTGACAACTGGCATTTGAAACCTGATGCCCCTGAAGACCTGAAGGCTGAATTTGCCGAATGGCAGAAGCGGCAGAAGGAACTTGATGAAGAAGATATTATGGATTGAACAAGTTCAAAACCGCCTGAAATATGGCGGTTTTTCTATTGCCATTTTCTTTTCCTCTCTTTTCGTATTTCTCCTATTCTAGCTGACAGCCGGGAAAGACCGGCATTTTATATGCTTTTGTGGCGCAATAGGCAGCGCAGCGGTTTTGTAATCCGAAGGTTGCAGGTTCGATTCCTGTCAGAAGCACCACATCAGGGATGATGGAAAACATCTAAATCCACAACATGACCGCAACCATGTAAAAAGCGTAAGAAAGGATTTGACCGAAATGACACTTTCCGAAATCTTGAAAGCGAAGGGCATTGCAGATGATGTGGCGCAGAGTGTGCTTGATGACATGAAGGCCAACAAAATCTTCACTGCATCTGAAGAAAACCTTGACATCCGGTATGGCAAACTGAAAACTGACCATGACAGCCTGACAAGCCAATATCAGGAAGCAACTTCCCTGATTGAGCAGCTGAAAAAGGGTACAAAGGGTCAGGAAGACCTTCAGGGTAAAATCACCACCTATGAAGGCAAGATTGCTGAACTGGAAAAGCAGCTGAATCAGGAACGCCTTGACAACGCTGTGAAGCTGGGTCTGCTTTCGGAGAACGCGCAGGATGTTGATTACCTTGCCTACAAACTGCGTGAGAAGGGCGAACTGGAACTTGATGATTCCGGCAACATCAAGGGTTGGGATGATAAAGTTGCAGGGCTGAAGACACAGTTCCCGCAGCAGTTCGGCAGCAACGGTAAAAACGGTAAGGGCGCTTATGAAGGTTACAAGCCCATTGATGATGACGGTCATCATCCGAATGATGGCTTGACCAAAGAAAGCATCTTAAAGATGCCCTATGCACAGCGTGCGCAGCTTATGCAGGACAATCCTGAAGGCTACAATGCCGCTATGCACGGGTAAAACCTGTAAAGGAGTAAAGTTCTATGTCTGAAGTAACTAAGAAGGCAAATATCATCATCCCTGAAGTCATGGGTGATATGATTAACGCCAAAATCGACAAACTGTGCAAGATTACACCCTATGCCAAGGTGGACACCACCCTTCAGGGCGTTCCCGGTGACACCAAGACCGTCCCTTGTTGGAACTTCATCGGCAATGCCGTTGATGTTGCCGAGGGTGACGAGGTTGAGACCACAAAGCTGACCGCTTCCACCGTCAAGTTCGGCATCAAGAAGGCCATGAAGTCGGTTGGTATCTTTCAGGAGAGCATCAACAGCGGTCTTGGCAACCCTATTGGTCAGGCCGAGACACAGCTTGCCAAGGCCATTGCTGGCAAGGTTGATGATGACCTGATGGACGCCGCGCTGGGTTGTGCCAATGTCTTTGATGGTTCTGCCGCTGTCATCGGCTACAAGCCCATTGTCGATGCTGTCACCAAGTTTGAGGATGAGGAAGACGGCATTGATAAGGTCATGTTCATCCATCCGAAGCAGGAAGCAACCCTGCTGAAAGATGCTGATTTCCTGTCTGCTGACAAGTTCACCGGTGGTGTGGCCGTCAATGGCGCTATCGGCAAGATTGCCGGTTGCTGGGTGAAGAAGTCCAAGAAGGTTCAGCTGGTTTCCTATGCCAAGGACAACAGCGCCGGTACGATTGACATCGTGGTTGATTCTACCAATGAGACTTCCACCAAGAAGCACCTGTCCACCGTTCAGCCGAATTGTGCCGATGTTCTGGCCGTTGGCGATAAGGTCAAGGCCGTTGATGCCTTCTATCGCTGCCCCATCATCAAGATGGAGCCTGACAGCCCTGAGACCGAGTACACCGAGGATGAACTGCCCGCCCTGACCATCTTCCTGAAGGCTGATACCAAGGTTGATGCCGAGTGGTTCCCCAAGAAGCAGCAGCACGATGTCACCGCCTGCAAATATTACGGTGTTGCCCTGACAAACGCTGCCAAGGTCATCGTTGCAAGCTTCAAGGCCTGATTTTGGGAAGGGGTGTTCTGAATGATTGTCGATGTCATGCAGCTGATGAAGCTGCCTGAATTTCAGAACACCGATGAAGGTGTTGTGAAGCAGCGCCTTGAAGGGCTGGAAAACCTTATCAGGGCATACACGAACAACAATTTTCAGAATCGTGCCATTCGCTTTGAAGCATCATCCTTGGATGACCGCTTGTTTGGGGCTTGCCCCTACATCAAGGTTGGTGACACGGTGGAAATCACCAAATCCCAAGTCAATGATGGTCTGTATGTAGTCAAAGAGTTGGACACCAACATTGTTCGGCTTGATAGACCCATGTTTCAGACCACATACAACCTTGTGACAAAGGTTCAATATCCTGCTGATATTGTTCAGGGCATCATCAATCTGATGAAATGGGAACAGACCAACAGGGATAAGGTGGGAATCAAGTCAGAGACACTTTCCCGCTATTCTGTAGCCTACTTTGACCAAGACGCAAGCAATCAGGTTATGGGCTATCCTGTGTCCCTGATGGGTTTCCTAAAGCCCTATATGAAGGCGAGGTTTTAAGCATGATTGGTGGCAACACTTATGCGTTGCTTCAGGTCAAGGATGCTGGAACCGTCAACGCGATTGGTGAGCGTGAACACATCTGGACAGATGTGACTTCCCTGAAAGGATGGCTTGACCTGTCCACGGGTGAAGCAACCTATCTGAACAATGCGAAAATGCAGGAATCCACCCACATTTTTCTTGCAGACTTTACTTCCCTGAAGTCACTGTCTGCCCGGTGGGTCTGGAATCCTTTCAATTTTCTTTCGGGTGCAATCAAGCAGGATGCAGAAAATCCCGAAATCGTAGATTTCACCGGTGAAAATGGCCGCATGGTCGTCAATGGCGAGGTCTACAACATCCTTCTGATTGATAATCCCATGAGGATGAATCGTCAGTTGGAAATCTATCTGAAGTATCTTGGTGGGCAAAATGGCTGAACATGATGTAGAATTTGACTTTATAGACAACCGTGTCAAGGTCAACGCGACATTCAACACGGCCATTGAAGCTTTCTTGCTGGAAGTTGGCGCAGAACTTGTATCGCAAACCGCACGAAGAACCCCTGTTGACACTGGCCAATTAAAGGGTTCATGGGCGGCAGATGTTGACCCCGTAAAACATGAAGTGACAATAGGAAGTCCGCTTGAAAACTCTATCTGGACAGAGTTTGGCACGGGTGAATATGCCCTTCATGGTGACGGCAGAAAAACAGCTTGGTGGTACAAAGATAAAAAAGGCAAATGGCGGCGCACAAAAGGTAAGCGTCCAAAACGAATGCTTTATACTGCTTTCAATTCCAGCAAAGAAAAGATAAAACGCGCAGCGCAAGAAAGGATTGGTGCAGCCTTCAATGATTGAAACACTGAACTTTATTCAGCAAGAATTGAACAATGCTTCAATTCCTTATGAGTTTGAACGCTGGACAGCGCCGGTCACATATCCTTATTTTGTGGGTGAGACTTCCACAGTCGAACCTATGAACGAAGATGGACAGGAAGAAATGACTGTCATCTTGACCGGCTGGAACAGACCGAATCTGTATCCTTTGTATCTGATGGCCGAAAAGGTCAGAAAGATATTCCCGCCCATCGGTGGAAAAACCGCAATCCTTGAATCTGGTTCAGGGGTTGCGGTTTTCTATTCCGATGCTTTCCCGATTGATTCAGGGGAAGAAGATTTAAGAAAAATCCAAATCAATCTTACAGTGAAAACATGGAAGGTGAACTAAATGTCTAAAACTGAAGGTCTGGTTCACAGCGGTATTACCGAGAAAACCCCCGGTAATATCCTGCTGGGCGCTGGTACTATCCACAAAGGTCTGAAGTTCAGCGGTGGCAAGTGGAACTTTGCTGAATCCCTTGTTGGTGCAACTTCTGGCGGTAACAGCCTGAAGATTATCCCTGAACTGAAGGACATCGAAGTTGATGGTGCGCTTGTCAAGATGAAGGGTCTGACCGTCAAGCAGGGCGAGACTGCAAGCCTTGAAGTCAACCTGATTGAGACAACCCCCGACATCATCAAGTCCGCGCTGATTGCGCAGGATGGCAACCCTGCTGCTGATATGACCGGTTATTCCGTCATCGAATCCAAGTCGCAGATTGCCGAGGGTGACTATTGGGAGAACATCGCCTATGTTGGTACTACCATCAACGGCACACCCATCATCGCCATTCTGGACAACGCGCTTTGCACATCCGGTCTGTCCCTTGATGGTAAAAACAAGGATGGCACGGTTGGTAAGTACACCTTTGAGTGTTCTCAGGCGCTTACCGGTGATTCCACCATCCTGCCTTACCACATCTACTATCCCACGGCGGGTTGATTCCTGCCGAATCTGTCAAATGAAAGGATGAAATAGAACAATGTCTGAAGCAACTTACACTCTGCGCAGCCTTCAGGGCGCGGACATTTTTCCCATGTCCGCAATCATCAAGAAAATTGGCGTGAAAGAGTTCAAAAACGCCTTTCAGGATGAAGAAATCAAAGACCTTGTGAAAAGCATCAACAGTGGTGAGATTTCCAAGGATGCCGCCGCCAATCAGGCTGGTATGGCCGTCATCCTGAACATCGTGGATGTTGTGCTGGGCAATCTGCCCCGCGCTGAAAAAGACATCTACAAGTTTCTTGCAAGCCTGTCCGGCATGAAGCCTGATGAGGTTGCAGCCCTTCCGATGGCCACATTCACCGGCATGGTGATTGATGTGATTCAGAAGGATGAATTCAAGGATTTTATCAAGGTTGTTTCAAGATTGTTCAAATCGGCCAACTAAGGGTTTTTGATGACCTGTTTAAACGGTATTCTGACCCTTTACGGTTGATTGACAACCTGATTTTGACAGAGGATTTTTCCCATTTCATTTCCTTCTTCAGCGAACAGCAAGAAAAGGACATGGAATGGGAATATTTTTTGCATAAGGTCTTTGATATGTCCTTCAATGAATTTAAGGAAAGTATCACGATAGATGCAAAAACTGTTGGAATGTCAAAGTCTGACCTTGAAACAACCATTCAAAATTCAATGTCCATGACTATGAATTTCATTCCACCTGATTCAAAGGAGTGAAATCAACTTGGAACTTTTCAAATTGTTTGGCACAATCGCAATCCACAACGATAAAGCCAATCAGGCCATTGATGACACGGTTGGAAAGGCCAAAGATTCTGAAAGTTCGTTATCGTCCACCTTCAAAAAGGTTGGAACCGCTGTTGCCGCTGCATTTTCTGCACAGAAAATCATTGACTTTGGCGTTCAGTCTGTCAACACCCTTCAGGGTTTTGAAGATTCAATGCTGAAGGTTCAGTCGCTGTCCGGTGCAACTGCTGACCAATATCAGCAGCTATCTGATGCCGCATTGCATTATGGCAGCACAACAGCATGGACTTCACAGAATGTGGCAGACGCTATGGGGTATATGGCGCTTGCTGGATTTGACACAAATGAAATCCTGTCAGCAACCCCCGGTGTTCTGTCTTTGGCTTCTGCTTCCGGTGAAGATTTAGCCACGGTTTCTGACATCCTGACAGATGCCATGACCGGTTTCGGTGATAGCGCTTCTGATGCCACACGGTATGCGGATGTGCTTGCCACAACACAGGCAAAGTCCAACACCACAGTTGGTATGTTGGGTGAAGCCTTCACTTATGTTTCTTCTTTGGCTGGAACTTATTCTTACAGCCTTGAAGATGTTTCAACTGCCCTTGGTGTCATGGCGAATGCCGGTGTCAAGGGTTCCATGGCTGGCACATCGCTTTCCAGTGTGATTACCCGCCTTGGTACAAATACATCCGGTGCGCGTGATGCCATAGAAGCGCTGGGTGTCCAGTTCTACAACACAGACGGAACAGCCCGCCCCCTTGGTGATGTGCTGGTCGATTTGTGCGATGCCACAGCCAACATGACCACGGAACAGAAAGCAAGTCTTGCTTCCACCGTTGCCGGTGCTGAAGCACAGAAGGGCTTGCTTGCCATTTTGAATCAGGGTTCTTCCGCTTACACTGACTTGAATCAGAAGCTGAAGGAATCCAGCGGCAACGCTGATGAAATGGCCGGCACACTGGAAAGCGGTCTTGGTGGTGCTATTCGTTCGTTGTCTTCCGCATGGGAAGGCTTCAAAATCAAGTTGGCACAGAAATTTGAAGTACCGTTGTCTGACTTGATTCACAAGCTGGCCGATTTCATCACTGGTTCTGCTATTCCTGCCCTTGATAATTTTGTCAGTGCCATCACACCCGTTGTGACCGCGCTTGTCAATTTTGGAAAATGGATGCAAGAAGGCAGTGCCGGTGCGGAACTGCTGAAGGGTGTAATTGTGGCAGTCACAGCAGCTTTCACAGCGTGGCAAACAGTGGCCGCAGCACAGTCTATTTGGACTAAGCTGGTAAATGGCCTTAAAGGTGCAAAAGCCGCTTTCACGGCTTTAAATGCGGCCATGGCGGCAAACCCAATCGGGGTTGTCATTGCGGTCATCACTGCACTGGTTGCCGCGTTCGTTTATCTTTGGAACACAAGCGAAGGTTTCCGCAACTTCTGGATTGGGCTTTGGGAAACAATTAAGACATTCGCAAGCAATGCGGTTGAAGCTGTGACCACAGGTATTCAAAACTTCATCGCAAGTGTTGAAGACTTTATCGCTAATCTGAAACAGGAAATCCAAGATAAGCTTGATGAAATTCATCAAGGTTGGGATGATGCGTGGAATGCCATTCAGACCACCGCACAGACCGTTTTTGACGGCATTTCCCAAACAGTAAGTAACTTTGTCGCTGGCGTTCAGGGCTTCTTCCAGAGCCTGTATGAGGGCGCACAGGCGGCATGGGATACTATCTGCAATGTGGTTCAGGTTGCCATCCTGTTTGTGCAGGAATTGTTGAATGCTGCTGTTGAAATCCTGATGATTCCTTGGAACTTCATCTGGACGAACTTTGGCGAGGCTATTACATCCGCGTGGGAAGGCTTCAAACAGATTATCAGCAATGCGCTTGATACCATTTCCAGCGCCATTCAAAACATCTGGAACGCCATTGTAGCATTCCTGACACCTATCCTTCAGGGCATTGCAGACACCTTCACAAGCATTTGGAACAGCATCCTGACAGCGGTACAAACTGCCACAAACACCATTTCCAATGTGCTTCAGACGGTGTGGAACGCCATTGTAGGATTCCTGACACCGATTCTTCAAGGGATTCGTGACACCTTCACAAATAGTTGGAACGCGATTCAGAACACCGTTAAAACCATTGTGACGGCTATTCAGACCTTCCTTCAGACAACATGGAACACCATCACAAGTCTGATTCGGACGGCCATGAACACCATCCATAATGTGATTCAGACGGTTTGGAACACCATCAAGTCTGTTGTTCAATCTGTATTGAACACAATTCAGTCTATTGTTTCCAGTGTTTGGAACACCGTTAAGGGTGTGACAACATCTGTTTGGAACGGTATCAGTTCGGCAGTATCCAACGCAATCAACACTGTGAAGAATGTCATTTCCAGTGGCTTAAACGCTGCACACAACACAGTTAGCAACATCTTCAACAGCATTCGCAACACCATTTCCAACATCATGAACGGTGCGGCCAATGTGGTCAGTGGCGCAATCAACAGAATCAAGGGATTCTTCAACTTCAGTTGGAGTTTACCGCATCTTGCAATGCCGCATCCCTACATCAGCGGTTCCTTCAGCCTGAACCCGCCTTCTGTACCGTCTTTTGGTATCAACTGGTATGCAAAGGGTGGTATTCTGACTGAACCCACGCTGTTCAGCCTGAATCCCAAGACAGGACGCGCTTCTGTTGGCGGTGAAGCCGGTGATGAAGCTGTTGCCCCCATTGACACACTTCTGACCTACATCCGCACAGCGGTTGGTGAACAGAATGGTGACCTTGCCGGGAAGCTGGATGCCCTGATTGAACTGCTTCAGCAGTATTTCAGCGCCATGCTGGACAATATGCAGCGCGGCATTGTGCTTGATTCGGGTGCGCTTGTGGGTGAACTTGCCCCGGCAATGGATGAAGCCCTTGGCGAAATTTATTACAGGAAAGGAAGGGAATAAATGACCGGCGTAAGATTTGGCACAAAACACAGTTATGATGATTTTGGGCTGATTCTTTCCAAGAAAGAAATCACCCTTCCTGACCCCAAAACGGAAACTGTAAATGTGTTTGGTCGTGATGGTTTACTTGACCTGTCTGAAGGTCTGACCGATGACATCAAGTTCAAAAATCGAAAACTGACCTTCACATTTACCGTTCCCAACGGCCTTACCTACTGGACATCAGCCCTGTCCAGCATTTCCAACTATCTGCATGGGCGCAAGATGCAGATAATTCTTGACGCTGATAAAACATTCTATTATTACGGCAGATGCACCATTGACCAATTCAAGTCGGACAAACGCCTTGCAACCATCGTGGTTGTTTGTGATGCCGAACCGTACAAAATTGAAGTCAATGGCGCTGGTATGCCGTGGATGTGGGACACCTTCAGTTTTGTCAATGGTATCATTCATGTGAATACCGTCACACTGAAGAACAATGAAAGCGTCACACTGAACCTGATTAACCTGAAGAAAAAGGTTTCCCCCACGGTGACAACCACCGGGAAAATCAAGTTCACATTTAATGATTTTTCGGAAACCTTTACCGGGAAGAAAACCTTGGTGGATGTTCGTCTGACAGAGGGTGACAACAATGTAACAATTACTTGTTTAGATGCCAATGGTGCAAGCGTGAATATCGCTTATAAAGGGGGTTCGTTGTAATGTACCAAGTATTTTGCGATGATACCTTGATTTACGATTTGCGCGATGAAGAATTGACCCTGCTTGAACCGAAGGTCACGCTTGAAATGAATAAGGCAGGGTCTTTTTCTTTTAAGTTCCCGCCTGACCATCCGCACATTGACCTTCCGCAAAAGATGAAGTCCCTGATTGTTGTGAAACAGGATGGGGAAGAAATCTTCAGCGGCAGACCAACAAAGTCTTATACTGACTTCTATAAGCGCCGGTATGTTTACTGTGAAGGGGAGCTGGCCTATCTGAATGATAGTATCCAGCGCCCGGCAGAGTATCACAACATGACCGTTCGTGGATACCTTGGAGCATTGATTCAGGCACACAACGAACAGGTCACTGAAGATAAGCGTTTTGAAGTCGGCATTGTCACGGTCACTGACCCCAATGATTCCCTGTACCGCTACACCAATTACAACAGTACCATGAAGGAACTGAAGGAAGATTTGGTGGATGACCTTGGTGGTTATTTGCGTGTCAGAAATCATCTTGGGCACAAGTATCTTGATTATGTGACAGACTATGGGAACACCTGCACACAGGTCATCGAATTCGGTGAAAATCTTCTGGATTTTACACAGAACTTTGATGCCACAAATATCGCCACAGCAATTATTCCACTTGGTGCAAAGCTGGAAACAAGCCAATTCACAGCCATTGACGAACGGCAGACCATCAAGGAAGTCAACGATGGTAAAGATTATGTCTATTCTGAAGATGCTGTAAAGCAGTATGGTTGGATATTCAAAACCATGACATGGGATGCGGTAAACAACCCCAAAATCTTAATGTCTAAGGGAAAGAAGTATCTGACAGACACACAATTTGAAAATGTCACGATTGAAGCGAAAGCCATTGACCTTCACTTGACTGATGCTGAAATTGAACAGTTCAAACTTGGTGATTCTGTCAGGGTTCTTTCTTCACCACATGGGCTTGACCGTTATTTTCCGTTGACCAAGATGACAGTGAATTTGGACAAACCGGCCAACAACACTGTCACGCTGGGCATCACTGAAAAGAAGTCATTGACTGCCGTTTCCAGTACCATCAACGACAAAACCAACAACGCTACAAACAACATCCTGAATAAGTCCGCTATCCTGAAGGAAGCACAAGACCAAGCAACCGCCCTGATTACTGCTGCCACGCATGGTCATGTTGTCACGACTGCCAACGAACAGTTGATTATGGACACAGACGATGTAAAGACAGCAACCAAGGTTTGGCGCTGGAACCTGAATGGTCTTGGATACTCTAAGACCGGCTATAACGGCACTTATAAGGCTGCAATCACAATGGACGGCAGTATTGTTGGCGAACGCTTAACGGCTGGTTCTGTGGCCGCTGATAAGCTGTCAGTGGCATATAAACAGAGTGTGGAAAAGTCCATCAGTGACAGCGCCACAAAGGCCACAAATGCTGCTAACGAAAACACCGCCAACAGCTTGAAATCCTACTACACCAAGCAGGAAACCGAAACAGTCATTCAGAATAGTGCGCAACAGATTCTTCTTGCTGCACAGAAAAATTCTGAAAATTATGTTGATAATCAGCTTACCAACTACACCACATCGGCACAGTTGACCGTAGCAACAGACAGCATCCTGCTTCAGGTTTCCGAAAAATACGCCACGCAAGATTCCCTTGGCAACTACACCAAAACTTCTGAAATCCGTTCCAAATTTGCCCTTGACCCTTCCAGCGTCACCATTGAAAGCGGTCTTGTAACCTTTAAGTCTGATACACTGGTTATTGACAGCACCAATTTCAAACTATCAAAAAACGGCGCTGTAAACGCCACGGGCAGTTTCAGAACCCCCGGTGCAGTTTCGTCAGGCATGGGCGCTTATGGACGCATGGACATGAGTGGATTCCAGCTGTACAAATGGCCGAGTGATAAAACTGAAGCAGATAAAACACAGGCCGCAACCATCACTTCTGTTTATGGTGAATTGAAAGGCTGGATAGAAGTTGATGAAGCCGGTGTAAAATCTGCTAGTATGATTGCCGGTGTTGGTGCTGGATTTCGTGTTTATGCTGCTGATGGAGCAAAATCCGTGTTTTATGCGAATCGTGACAATACTGGTAACGGTGCTATGGGTATTCTCAATTCTGAAGGACGCCGCAAAGTATCCGTTAGCTGTGATGTAAATGGGAATGGGTTGTTCAGCTTATATAATAAGTTGGATAAGCAATTTATTTCCTTATGGGCTAATAGCGATGGTGAGCCATGGCTTAGCATATACGGCACAAATAGCAATTTGCTTTTTACCGCCCATCCTGATTCAAATGGACATGAACAGTTGTCGCTTTACAGCAGTAGCCAAAAGAACTACTTTACAACGCAACTTACTTCTAACGGAGACCCGAACATCATTATTGCTGCAGCAGATGGTTCAAACAGAATCACTATGTGCAGCTTTGGGGATAGAAGTTCCTTAACTTTGTGGAATCCGGGAAGTAAAACAGGAAGTCCAATTATCGAAAACTGGGGCGGTTCACGAGTTGGATATTTTGAAAAATTAGGCATTGCTGGTGGCGCTGCACAGAATGTCGAATGGGTTTGGGATGGCGCAATCTCCCGATGGGTTCTTTGTTCCAAACAATAAAGTGAGGTAACACAATGAATAAAGGTATCAATTTTGCAAGCGCTGAACTGAAGGAAACTTTGGTTCAGAAAATCAATGAAAGTGGCGTTCCTGCTGTGAATGTGCGCGGCATCCTGTGTGAACTGCTGGAACAGGTCACTGATGCCGAAAAGCGTCTGATTGCACAGGAACGCGCTGAATATGAAGCAGCCGTTAAGGCTGAAGCAGAAGCAAAGAAAGAAGGTTCTAAAGATGGCAAACATTGACCCGTATATTGAACAGATTCAGAATGCGGTCTATGGTGAAGAAGTCCGTTCTTCCATCATCAATTCCTTGAAAAAGGTCAATGATGATAATGAAAGTTATGCCGCCTTGAAGAAGGATGTCATTGCCGCCAAAGATACCGTGGTTGAACAGGTATCTGAATTTGATGCCAAAGTATCTGCCGCCAAGGCCACTATCACAGCGCTGGAACAGGCTACATCCACAGCAAATACGGCAAAGACAAATCTGGCCAATGCAACTGATACGGCCAACACGGCAAAAGACAATTTGGTCAAAGCCACATCCACAGCAAACACAACCAAGACGAATCTTGAAGCTGCCACAAAGAAGGCAGGCACGGCAATCACCGATGCCGGTACAGCCAAGACCAATCTTGAAAAGACCATCACCGATGCTGGCACGGCGAAAACACAGCTTCAGAATGTGATTGACAGTGCAAACACCCTGAAAACCGCCCTGTCTAACACGATTGACACGGCCAACACCACAAAGACCAACCTTGACACGGCAATTAAAAACGCCACTACCGCGAAAAGTCAGCTTCAGACCGTCATCAACAATGCCGGTACTGTTAAAGAATCGCTTTCCGGTGTGATTGCACAGGCCGCAACAACCAAACAGAATCTTGATAATTCTGTTGCAACGGCCAACGCAATTCTTCAGAGTTTGACAGCAGAAAACACTTCCGCAAAGTCGAACCTGTCTGAACTGCGCAGCGAAAACTTCAACAGTCAGGAAATCCTTGCCGGTGTTGCTGACTTGCGTGCTTACCTTGGCCTGTCTGATGCCGACATTCTTGGCCTTCAGGTAGACTACAAGAATAAGACATTTACCCGCATCGCCGGTGCAACCAACCTGACTGCCGGTGCAGACTTTGACGCTTTCCCGATGTACGGTGGCCGCAAGCGCTGCAATGTTGCTGATGATGGTACAATCAACGCTTGGTTTGGCGATGACGGTTACACAGAGGATGGCAGCAATGGCCAAGTCATGGTTTATCAGCCCAAGTTCTATTATTTGGTCTGTCCGGTGGTCTATGACCCCATCACCACGACTGGTATTGGCTATCATCTGCGCAAAGCCAACTACTATGTAAGCGCCAAACCCCGCCCCGGCTTCCGTCTGCATCCTGCCTTCTATGATGCCAACGGCAATGAAATTGAATATGTCATGGAATCTGCCTTTGAAGGCAGTATCTTTGATGCGTCTGCTTCTGCCTATCTGCTGAACAATGAACAGGTGATGGATGCCAACGCAGACAAGTTCTGTTCCATTGCGGGCGCAAGACCGGCAACAGGCCACAGTCAGAACCTGACCCGCGATATGGTCGAAAAGCTGGCCGCAAACCGTGGCACTGGTTGGCACGGTGATACCATCAAGGTCGAATCTGCATCACAGCTTCTGATGATTATCGAACTTGGTCTGATGAACGCACAGAACGCTATTGGGCAGGGTGTTGTCAATCTGCCTTGGACTACAGGCAGCGACACCACAACGCCTTATGCGGCAAAAACCGGCAGCACATCCGCGCTGGGCAACGGCACTGGCCGCGCAACATCTACAACCACCTATCCCGGCAATGTGGAAACCACAGACACCGTCAATGGTAAAACTTCCGTTTCTTGGCGCGGCAAAGAAAATCCTTGGGGCAACCTTTGGAAGTTTGTTGGCGGCATGAACATCTATGGCAACGGCAGTATGGATGGTGGTCAGCCTTACATCTGCAATGACTTCAATTTCAACGAATCGAAGCATGATGGCAACTATGAAGCCGCTGGCTTCACCGTCACCCCCAAAGAAGGTTACATTTCCGCAATGGGCTATTCCACTGCCTGTGATTGGCTGTTTGTTGCTTCTGAAACGAACGGCAACAGCAACCTTCCTGTTGGTGATTACACCTATGTCACGCAGAACCTGAACGGTTCCCGGATTGCTCGCTTGGGCGGTGGTTGGTATGATGGCGCTGCTGCTGGGCCTTTCTGTTGGTTTCTGGTTAACGGCGTGGGTATTCGGTATCGGTATGTCGGCGGTCGGCTCGTGTATGTTCCCAATGCTGAAAATCAGCAGACTGTGACCTTCTAAGCATCGTCTGCATCATGGGTTAAGTAAGGCTGATATTGTTTCACACACTGTTTACAGCATCAGACCAAGCCACAAAATTGAGGAAAAAGATTACTCAATTAGGCAGTAATTGGAATAATGGCACTAATGCTGAGCCTTTCTATTGGAATCTGAATAACAGCGTAGGTAATCGGAATCGGAATATCAGCGGTCAGCTCGAATATGCAATAAAATTAGTTGATTATCAGCCTTGAAAGCAAAATTTCAAGGCTGATTTTCATATAAATCTTTGACCTGCTTGACCCCGCCCCTTGGCGAAACACAGAAAACAATCTGCAAGATTGACCCACCCCGACAAAGCCGGGTTGGGAAAAAAGGCTGTGCCGGTAGGTGGATAACATAACACCGTTTGAAGGCTTGGCTGATTGCATACAAAAACAAACAGTATGAAAAGATACGGCGATTTATACGAAAAAATCTGTTCACTTGACAATTTGAGACTTGCCCACCAAAACGCCAAGAAAGGCAAGGGCTGGTATCAAGAAGTCAAGATGATAGACAAAGACCCTGACCGATGGCTGAAGGAAGTGCAGACAATGCTTGTACTACACACCTTCAGAACATCAGAATATCAGGTGTTTTACAAGCGTGAAGGCAAGAAAAACCGCAAAATCTACAAGCTACCATATTTCCCTGACAGAATTGTTCAATGGGCTGTCCTTCAGGTAATTGATGAATACCTTATCAAGAATCTGACAGATGACACCTATTCAGCAATTCCCGGTAGGGGAATCAACCTAGCATTGACCCGGCTTCAAAATGCCATGTGGTACGATGTGGAAAATTGCCAATTCTGCCTGAAGATTGATGCACGGCATTATTACCAAAGCATTGACCACGATATTCTGAAGCAAAAATACAGGCGCTTGTTCAAAGATGTCGAACTGCTGGCCGTGCTGGATGAAATCATTGACAGCATTGATACTGCTGACCTTGATGATTTGTTGAGATTGGAAGCAACACCCATTGACCACAAAGGGCTTCCAATCGGTAACTATCATTCACAGTATGGCGGCAACTTCTATTTTTCCAGCTTTGACCACTGGATTAAAGAAGTGAAAGGCATCAAACACTATTTCAGATACATGGACGACATAGTTATCTTTGCCAAAACCAAAGAAGAACTTCACGATTTGTTCAAAGAAGTTCAGGAATAGTTCAAAGTGAATCTGAAATTGACCGTCAAAGACAACTGGCAGATTTTTCCTTCCTATGAACGCGGTATAGATTTTCTTGGATACAGAACCTTTCTTGGCTATTCCATCCTTAGAAAATCAACTTGTGAAGAAATGAAGCGCAAAATGACCCACATCCGCAAAAAGTGCGAATCCGGTCAAATGATGAACTATTCTGAATACTGCGCTGTCAATTCCTATTCTGGATGGATGAAACCTTGCAGCAGCTTCAGACTGAAACAGAAGTATATTGAACCGTTACTTCCATACTGTGAAAGATACTATGAAACCAATATCAAACGAAAGGCGGCTTGACCATGACTGACTTTGGAAAAACAAGAAGCACCGTGAAGCCTGAAGAACTGGAGATCACTGAATCTTTGGTTTTTGTTGCTTCCAACATCCAGCCCATCAAAGAAGATGGAACGGATGAAAATCCCGGCTTTGAAGGCTATGAATATGACCTGACTTCTTATGGCAAGGATGAATATATCAGACTTCAGGCTGAAGCAAACGCATCCTTGTCTGAACAGATGACACAGACACAGCTTGCCCTGTGTGATGTGTATGAAATGATGGTGTAAGGGGGTGAACCATTATGGCTGCTATCTATGCAAACCTTATTCACAAAGGTCTGAAAACGCTTGACGATGTACCGGACAAGCTGAAGGACAGCGTGAAAGCGCTGCTTGATGCTGCATGATTCGGCGCATCTTCAAATTTATCAGAAAGGAAGTGTTTTACATGGCTGTTATCTATGCAACCCTGATTGTGAAGGGTAAGAAGACCATCAACGATGTCCCGGCAACGCTGGTGGAACAGGTGAAGGAAATTCTGGTTGACCTTGAACTTCCTGAACTGGCGCAGTAAGCGCCTGAAAGAAGCCCTGTAAAGGGCTTGTGTCCGCAAGAAACAAGTTATCCGCAAATAGTAAATAAACCCGCTGTCAGCCCTTCATTCAGGCTGTACAGCGGGTTTTGTATTTGCCAAAGAAAGGACAACTACAATGAACGAAACTAAGATTGCTATCTGTTCCATCATCGGTGTGATTGGCGGCATGATTGCTTCTGCTTTTGGGGGTTGGGATGCTGCTTTGACCACGCTGGTTCTTTTCATGGTGATTGACTACATTTCCGGTCTGACTGTGGCCGGTGTCTTTCACGCATCCCGAAAAACCGAAAGCGGCACACTGGAAAGCCGTGCCGGTTGGAAGGGGCTGTGCCGCAAGGGGATGACCCTGTTATTCGTATTGATTGCACACCGGCTTGACCTTGCCATTGGGGTCAGCTATATCCGTGATACCGTCATTATTGGCTTCATTGCGAATGAATTGATTTCCATTGTCGAAAACGCCGGTCTGATGGGTATTCCGCTTCCGTCTGTAATTACTAAGGCCATTGATGTTTTGACTAAGAAAGGGGATGAGCTGAATGGCGGCAGTGACTAACGGCATCTTCAAGGGACGGTCTGAAGTCCGTTACAATTATGGGCGGTATGGCAAAGTTCGTGGCCTTGGCACGGTCTGGCACTATGGCCTTGACATTGTGGGTCTTGATGATGATGTCATCTATATGCCCGGTTACAATGGCAAGGGCATCATGGGCAAGGTCACACGCGCCCGCATCGTAACAAATCGCTCAAACAGAACATGGGAATGGGGCTGGTACATCTGTGTACAGCTTCTGTCCAATCAGACCCCTGACAACATCAACTTCCTGTATTTCTGCCATTGCAAGTCGCTGTTGGTGAAGGTTGGTCAGATTGTGAAGACAGGCGATGCGCTGGCCGTCATGGGCAACACCGGCAATGCTGCACTGAATGACCCGCCTTATTGCCACTGCCATTTTGAGGTACGCGCAACGGCAACAGGTAGGGGGCTTGACCCCACAGCTTATGCCGGTATTCCGAACCGCATCGGCATTTACGGTGAAAAGCCTTCCAGCACGACACAGACCCCCACCAAAGCACCGGTGGCAGGAACAAAAGAAGATTGGACAACTGCCAAATCTAAAGATGATTCTGCCAAGTATGGTGTGCGGTACAGGGTGTATCCCTATGCGCTGCATCTGCGCAAGGGTGCTGGTACAGACCAACCCATCGTAAAGACCCTGAGGGCAGGAACAACGCTGGCCTACTATGGTTTGTACACTGTGCGTGATGGCGTGAAGTGGATGTATGTAATGTTGTCCGATAAGACAACAGGTTTCGTGTCGGAACAGTACATTAAAAAGGCCTGATGTGTTACTAACTTGTTACTAACCGAACAAGTTTAGTCAGGCTTTTACACGCCGCAAATATTGAACTATCGCAAAAATAGCGTAGTGACAGTCATTAAAATTTATGGTATAATAGAATAAATATGGGTGGGAAATGTCGTTATTACGATGTTTCCCGCCTTTTTTGTTACTAATGTGTTATTAGTTCAATATTTTCCTTTAATTCTTGTATGGTTTTGTGGGTGTAAACTCGTTCGCCGGTTTCTTTGGACTTATGTCCCATCATCAAATCAATGCACACTTTGTTTGCACCGGCAGAATCAAGCCGGGAACGGAATGTGTGTCTGCATTCATGCGGTGTATGCCGCACATCCAGCGTCTGCATCAGACCTTCCCATATAATGCGATATGTACCAATGCCAAACTTCTTTCCATCATTGGTTATGAGATACTTATTATTCACATCATAGTATTTCTGTACAATCGGCATAATCTTTGAATGAATGGGAACAATGCGGTTCTTACCGGCAGCGGTCTTCACACCGGCCATGATGGTTCCTTGCTGAAGGTCTACATTTGCCGTTTCGATAGTAAGAAATTCGCTGATTCTAAATCCAGTGTATAGAAGAATTAGCACCGTATCCATCCAAGGGACTTGCTGGTTATCCCAAACCCGCTGAACTTCTTCATCCGTGAAAGGTTTCTTTTTACTTTCAGGAATGGGGTCAGATGTCAGCAGGATTGAATTTGCCTTACTGATGATGTCCAATTCCAAAGCAAATCTGTCAAGATGACCCCAAAGATTCTTGATTATAGCTTGCGTGGAATAGCTTTTACCACAACCATCAATGGTGTCCTGCATCTGATAAGACTTGATTTGGTTGTAAGGAATCTTCCCTAAAGATTTCAAGTAATTCCATGCACAACGCATATTTTGCCCATTGGACTTTCCGAGTTTTGGAAGGCGCTTTTCTGTCCATAAGTCATACAGTTCATTCAGGGTGATTTTGTTGGTTTCAATGTTCCATGGGTTTTTATTGAACTGTGCTAACAGGATAAGGGCTTCTTCCCGCGTCTTGGCATATCCAATGTTGATGTATACCGGATGTCCCTTTTCATTGAAGCCTTTTGTCTTTCTGGCCGCGTATGGGTTGCGCCGATTGCCTGACAGCTTCACAACTGTCCCATAGCCATTCGGATTTTTCATAGCATTTCACCTTGATGCTTGTAAATCCACTGGCAAAATGGTACACTGATTATAGCATTCCATTTCACCTGATGGATTGCTTGTTACCTTTCTTTGTCCCTTGGCCTGTTGCAGAGGTCAAGGGGCTTTTTCTTTTTCTGTGCCTTATGTGCCTTGTGACGCATTACTTCTATTACTATATATTTTTATATTTTCATTGCAATTTGATGGTTATTTAGATAAAAACATAAGAACATTGAAGTTTTGCGTCACAAGCGTCATTCTGTTGATATATCGTTAAAACTTGCGTCACAGGATGCGGCACGCATAAGACACAGAAGCGTCACAGCGCTTCATTGGATTGGTTTTCTTTTGTCTTAGATAGCTTATTCCACAAGCTAAATAGATAAA